TTGTCTGTCATGTTTGTGTCCTTTTACTATCTAGTTACTTTTTTCTGTTGATGATTGATTCCTGTGCCTCTCCTTTGATAAAGATAGTGTCAACAACACTCTGTAATCTCTTTTCTGTAGAGATACCAACATTGTTGTACACTGGCACAAACATCTTGCCAAATGGTTTCTTGAAACCTTTAGTTTGTGGTTTTAGTTCTCCTGATCTTAGTTTAGCAGCATCACTCTTGTCAAGTCTGATAACTCTACCAATAGTCTGTGCCATAGTAATAAGATCAAGGTTTCTCATAAGAATGGCAGCAGTGAGTCCGCTGACATTCATACCCTCTGACAATATAGAGTGATGAAACATAACAAACTTTTTCTCAGGGTCATTGCCCCACTTGTTCATTAAGTTGAAAAAAGTTTCTCTTGATACTTTCTTACCATTGATGATAGCACCAAACTTTGATGTGATGTGTAGCACGTTGTACTTCATAGAGTGACATAATGCTTGAAAGTTTGTACCATTGATAAGTCTGGCAATATTGGTAGTTGACTTAGCAGTTACCAATACTTTGTCCATGTGCTCCTCATTCTTGAGAGCGTCAAGGATAACTTCTTTATCAATTTCTTCCTGACTCTCAAAATGTCCAATAGGATATTTTACTGCCTTGACTTTAGGCGGTATGATATAACCTTTAGCAATCAACTCTGGAGCAGGCACTTGAGCAATCACGTTACCAAATATTTTGGTGTTGTTCATGCCAAGTAAAGCATTTCTGTTCTCTTTAGGTGTAGCAGTAAAGAAATACTTGCGACTAGCATACTGTGAGAAATAATCAACAGCAGGCAAGAAATTCTTTTGTACTGAATTGTGTGCCTCATCAAAATATATTGTATCTACTTCTACATCAATCGCCTCTTGTATTCTGTGTAGAGAATGATATGTTGTAAAGATCAATATATTCTTGACAGTATTGTGATACCACTCTTGAATCTGTTTTGGTCTAGTAGTCTTGAAATGGTGTGTATCTCCACTATGAACATGGCATACAGATACATTATCAATATGCTCAAGAAACTCTGAACATAATTGATTTGCCAATAATATTCTAGGAGCAACAACAACTATAGTCTGTGGCACAGGCATACTGAATCGCCACTTGGCATCTTGTATCATACATAGGGTCTTACCACCGCCTGTAGGTACAAGAACTTTGCCTTTTGATTTTGTTGTCATCAACTGAATAATGTCTTTTTGATGATCTCTCAATTCCATAGTGTTTGTGTCAATACTCATATTCTAATAAAAATGCCCCTCGATTCAAGGGGCATTGTGACAGTTTTAGAACTGTGCTAATAGTTTTTGTGTCTCTGGGTCGAATACTTCCTCGACTCCCTCTATTGAATGAATCCAATCGTCATCACTCTCAGCGATCTCATAGAGATCAATCATTTCATCTTCCATAAAAAAAATTGTGTGTTCAAATTTAGTATTACATATTGTGTGTGGTTTGGCAACTACCCCTCTGGCGGTGCATTTGGCGCCTGAGCAGGCATAGCGTCCACATCAAATTTCTTTGATGCCTTTTCTAAGTCAAGTTGTCCTTTCAAAGTATTGAGTTCTGCAATAAGTGTCTTAATATCTTCTTGTTGCTTAAACAAAGAAGCATGAACCATTGACTCTAGTGAAGTCAATCTCTCATCAAGATTACCTATGGTTCTCATCGCCGCATTTAGTTGTTTCTTTAGTCGATCAACTTGCTGTAACTTGACTTTAGTTAGTGTCTCTGTGTCTGATGTAAGTGAATCGTAACCCATAATTTATTCTTTTTAGTTATTTAGTGCGATAAATTTAGAAATAGATATGCAACACATGAATGAAAGCATAACTACCACATCATAAGATTTAACCTTTGCATAGAAAGGGATACTCAATAGGCAAGATGTTAGATGTATCATTGTTCCCACTCTTACTGATAAGTGTAGTATAACAAAATATGCTACAATAACAAGTGATGAACCTAATATCCTACCTGTAGTTAGTACCTTAAGCATGATTATCTCATGTAGAGATAACCGCCTGCCCAATCGCAATTAGCATACATATACTCACGTTGGTTTTGATCTCTCATGTCAAATCTAACGTGTTTAGCAGGCGCTTTCCATGAAGCGGGTTTGTAAACTTCTCCTGTATCCTTTCTAACAAAAGCGTGAACCCCTGCACTCTCATACTTACCATTGCGATAATCATTCTGAATGATCTTAAAATATGTTTTACCTGATGTGATAGTGAATTTGATACACTCTTCATCATTCTCAATTTTTCTCGCCCTCTCCTGTAGATACTTGTCATTGCCATTCTGACTATCCATAACATATCTCAACGAATAGTTCCTGTACTGTGCCTCTAGGCATCTACATAGTTCCTGTGTCCATTTAAGAATCTCTGTCTTTTGGATTGAGTTTGCCAATGTCATAATAATAATTGTTGTTTGTTGTAAAAAGGGAAAGGGAAGGTAACAAACACAAAACCTTCCCTCTCATATTCTTATATTACTCCATTGTGGGAATAATGCAACCAGCAGTGTGACACTACCTCAACTGTCCACTCTTAGTCCTCATTGTATGATAGTATGCAGTTTTACGTCTAGTCAATTTATGGATATAGTATCCAATAAGAGCAAAGACTCCAACTGTTGCATACTGTTGCATTGTCTTGCTCATTTGATTCAAAGCAATATCCATGCCAGTACCATACTCACTATTTCTCATGGCAATAATATAATTGGGTGCGAGAAACAAAAATGATAAACTAAGATCATTTTGTTTCCCTGTCCATATTATAATATATCAATTATTGTTTGTCAAGTTTTCTTTTGTATCAAATGCCTTCATTCTCTCCTGTGGGGATAGATTGGTACATCGCCAACCATAGTCTCCATTGGTTACGATTGTAGGCATCATATTCATTGATAGTGTGATTCTATTAGAACCCTCGTTGTTATTATATCCATGTATGATCTGAGCAGGGAAAATCATCAATTCACCCTCATTCACCTGTATTTGATTGTCCTGATTGTAGTCAGTAAACTTATTCCTCATTAATCCCAGAGCAGGCATCACAGGAAAATATAAACTCTCCTCTCTAGTGAAGTGTGTATTGACATGATCCTTTTCTGGATCAAAGTTTACATAGTATATACAGGATAGATAAGAATTACTATGGAAATGTGGGTGCTGATACCCGCCTTTGTCACTTATATTAAACCAACTGTCAGTTACTTGTACTGTCTCCTGTATATAATCGCCTTTGATCTCCTTAGCATAGTGTTCTGCCTGTTGTTCACACCAATTTCTAAATCTACCATACTTTATGTCATCATGTATAACTGAGTAGTGACCAACGTGTTTTAATTCTTTTGAATTAGTATTATATGATAACTGATTTATCTTTTGTTCTTCTATCTCCGCTAGTATAGTTTCCTTTACCTTATCGTGGAAAGGGCAAGGTATAATGGCAACGGGCGTTGGTAGTATGTTTACGACTTCCATATTATAATAGAGGATAATCCCATAGTTTACCAGACCTAGATGTAGTCATGGCAGTGTGTCTCTCATCTTTTGTTAGTGGTTCAATCCTAACCTCATTGATATATCTAGGCATCAAATTACTTGATACTGTTATTCTATTATTACCATAGTTAGTTGTATAACCATGGCAAGTGTTAGCAGGCCACAGTAACAATGAACCCTCAACTCCTATAACTTCATTGATATGATTATACTTTGTTTCTTTTTGGTTTGTCAACATATATGCAAAGTAATTTGGATAATTCATACTGTTGTTAGGACGATAAAAATATGTTGGAGCGTGGACTTCATCATCAAAGTTGACATAATATAAGGCACATATAACGGCATTAATATGATAATGAGCACTCTGACGACCACCACTATCACATACATTTAACCAACTGTCTGTCAATATGAAATCAGATGTATCATAGTTAAGTATGTCTCTAGCATATATCTCTGCCTGTATCTGTATCCACTCTCTAAACTCTTTATATTTGTCATCAGATAGAGGCGAGTAGTAATCAAAATGTTCCAATCCTTTTGCGTATGCGTCAACTTTCTTATGTTCATAATCAATGCCATGATTATTGATCTCCTCAATCATTAATGACTTTACTTTTTGATGCTCAGGATATAATACTGCACCTAATTTCAATGGCAATGTATCAACCACTCTCATTTCTTCGCACCCAAAGGTCCCCAAACTGATTCTAAAAATTCATCAGGTAACATTTCTCTCGGGCAGGCGCTTGTATTGAAACTCATAGTAATTCTATCCCCATCAGTATTATTAACTCTGCTTCCATGTTCTAACCACGAAGGAAATAGGTATAGATGATTCTCTTTAATTGGAATGTCAATCTCATATACTCCATAAGGTGTGGGTTGTATATTATGAATACACATCATGTATGGTTTAAGTGGCGATACCACATAAAACTGTCCATGATCTCCCTCTGGTAATTGAAGGTAAAAGGCACCACTAATCACACTAGACTCATGGCGATGTCTGTCTGTGTATCCACCTTTGGGCAGTATATTATACCATGAACCACTGACGATTGCAGGGTAGTTTCCTATTTTATGATTATAGTCTGTTAAACACTCATGTAAAACGTCCATTATTGGTCTGCAATTCTCATCATCTAGTGGGTCCCAACCACCATGAGAACTCACACCATTGACGGCAAGTGAATGTTCATTATTTTTGCCATTCTCTTTGATATGTTTCTTCAGATAATCTAGACCAGGCGCACCTGATAGATCATACTCTTCTAATAGTGTAGGAAATAAATCCATCTAATTCCACTTACAATAGTCTATGTTGAGAACAACTCTTAAATCTTTGTCGGTACATGATGTGCCTGCATGAATCAAATCTCCCTCAAACATCACTGCCCTGTTTTCTTTTGATTCTATCTTTTGTCCGTCCTCAAAATATGTATATCCATTGTTATCATTGAAATATATCAAACATATATGATAGTTTGGTATGTCAGTAAAGTTTCCTTTTTCATCTTTGGGACCTGAAACATCAACGTGTAAAAGTTTCTCTTTTATATTTGTTGTTCGAGGTGTAGCATTAAACTTAACTCTGTGTATAGCAAATGGTTTAAGTGATGCAAATACTGGTTTAATCATACCATAAACCTCTGATACTGGTTCAGAGTCTATGTAACAACCATGAGTAAATTGTGGGCAACCATCGCCGTCTGCCACAGAGGTAGGAGAATAGTACCAAGGCATAACCCCACCAAAGACAAACTCTTTGATGGGGTCAAAAACCTCAGTAGGTAGGAAGTTATCGTAAACTTCTATCATATTTGTATGAATCCATAGGTACGAATCTGATTGTTCTCTCAACTGGTATGCCATCTACTTCAGGCATAGTCATGTTTTCAAAGAAATCAGTGAATCTGTTGTACATTTTTGCACCTTCTGTCCTATTCCATGATTTTTCCGCCTCATCACTTGGGTGGTGTATGACGATAACAATATGTGGTTTAGCAGGGTTCAAGTTGATATGAGTGATGAACTCTGTATCAAGTTTGTTTGTGTGACCTGATGAAGCAGAATATACTAATGTATTACTGTCTCTTAGATCATCACACTTAGCACTTATGATTGACTTGTTTGATTTTAGTTCCCAGTTGATGCGAACTTTACCCTCAAGACGATTCTTTTCAGTAATATACTGAGACTTCGCCATTTTCTTGATACTGTTCTGTTCGTTCTTAGTTCTGACTAATAGACCTTCAAGAATTGAAAGACATCTTGCTGAATCAAAGTCAAACTTTGGGTCTGCAAGTTTGTTCTTAACCAGAGTTTTTACAATATCTTTCTTACTGTTTGATGTTTTGTGCTTCTCATCTTCCCTGTTAGCAAGTTTAGATAAGTAATCAATCTCAAGATCAGATAGAGTCATACCAATATCATCAGGCAAGATTGCAACTGGTATGTCAATTACCTTGGCACACTCTGATGCAGCAGTGAGAGTATGGTTTCCATTGTTCAACTCTCCAAGTATGATGAATATGGGGTCACAGTTGTCTGTGTTACCGCCATTTGCTTCAATCAATCCTTTGATCTTACGAACTGATTTGTGGTCTAGTTCATCTGCTCTACCTTGAAATCTTGGAACATCTACCCAATCTTCAATAGGTCTTTTACCTATGTTGAAATCTCCATTTCTTCTTCTTCTGTCAATCTCAATACACTTTTCTATGTCTAATGACTTGTGTGAGAATGAAGGCGAACCATTACTCTGATTGTAATAGTTTGGATTGTTTCTCGCATCTACCTCAGAGAGGATTGCGTGTTCAGCGTCTTGCATTTGTTTGTATGTTCCGTATTGTAGTATTTTGAATATTAAAACAGGTTCTGACCCTGCCATTACCTTTCTAAACTCAGGATTCTTTGAACTCTCAAGATAAGTGTCCTCAGGCAATCCTAAGTGAATACCAACATACTTCATCATGTTCTCGATATTGGTGTACTCATAGAGATACGCCACACCGCTTCCCTTGAGTGGTATGTATTCTTTAATAGCAGGGGGAAATTGTTTCATGTACCCAT